AAATATGGAATCTAAATTAATTAATGTAACAGAAGGAACGAGTGAGGAGACGAAGGCGACGTGTGATTTTCAGACCACGACGTGCTTCGTAGAAGATGGAGTGATGGCCAGTAACGTGATTACTGGAGGTTCGAGTTATGATGACATTACTGTAAGTTATCAATCAATTCCGGACTTCTTGTCGAAACCGTTACTGGTGCATTCATTCTTGTGGAGTACAGCTGATACTATTCAGACTGATAAGATTGCAGCGCAATCTGTCATTGCTGATGTGTTGGCGAATTCTTCATGGGTGAACAAACTGCAGGGCTTTAATTTGATCCGTGGTACTGCTGTGTATCGCATAATGTTAAACGCTAACCCTTATCAACAGGGAAAGTTGTATTTGAACTTTATGCCGTGTTATACACAAGTTAATGCTGCGGATGTCTCGCAGGTTGCTATACATCGTGCTACGATGTGTGGGATTCGTCAATTACCAGGAGTGGAGATTGACTGTAGGGATGGTGTCGCTGAGATAGAGATACCCTATATTACGCCTACGACTTTTTACGATCTCAAGCTGGGATTGTATGACTGGGCGTCGTATTGGATTACTGTGTTGGCCCCTCTTCAGTCCTCTGTGATGTCAGATACTGTCAGTGTGACGGTATTCTTATATTTCAAGGACTTTGAGTTGGCTGCACCGCTTGTTCCTCAGATGGCGGGACCAGGAGGAAAACGTAAGGTGAGATCTACGGTGGGTGCTGAAGTGTCTGCTGTAAGTTCTGGTGGTGCATTGTCGAATGCGTTGAATGTTGGATCTAAGATCGCTTCTTCGTTATCCGCAATTCCTGCCCTTGCTCCGATTGCTGCTCCTGCTGCTTGGATTTCCAATGCAGCTGCAGGTGTAGCATCGTTTTTTGGTTGGAGTAAACCTAGGAGTGAGCAAGTGACTCAGCCTATGTGTGAGCAGACGATGAGATATGCTGCTGTTAGTGATGGTGTAGATATGAGTGTTCCCCTGGCTTTACGTGGAGACAACATGTTAACCATTTCAGATGATTGTAATCCTTGTGGTTCGGACCAAATGTCTTGGGCCTATCTGAAGAAGGTTCCTGCCTTTATTCCAAATGGCGGGAATTCTCCAGTTAATTATCATTGGAATGTGTCTGATGCTGTTGGTACTACAATCTTGTCGAGTTTTGCTATAACTCCAAGTTTGTTAGCACAAGCTGGGTCGCGTACCATTTCTTCGCATACAACTGGTTATGAACAGGGTGGTCCTGTTTTTTATATTGGCCAGATGTTTGCACTGTGGAGAGGATCTATTGATTTGACCATAAAGTTCGCAAAGACTGATAGTCATAGCGGACGCTTGTTGGTTACGTGGACTCCTCTTTCCACTACTGGTACTGCTGCTCCTACCACCACTACGAGTGTTCTTTCGTTGAGAACCATTATTGACATTCGTACATCAAATGAAATAACAATTAATTTGCCGTTTTTACAAGGCTTTAATTATTTGCAAAATGGTACTCCATCAGGATATGTTGACGTTATTGTCCTGAATGAGCTGCAGGCCCCCTCCATTTGTAGTCAAGAGATTGATGTTCTTTTCTACTGGGCTGGAGGTGATGACTTTGAAGTAGCAAAACCGGGTGGTTCTATTGTCCAGTTTTCGCCACAGATGGGTGGGTCTGAGATAGCGTCAGTTGATGCAATAGGTGGGTATCCTATGCATGATCAAGGCACTGCGTATGCTCAACGCAGTATAGGTGAGTTATTCACATCT